AACAGTGTCCTAGTATTATCAACGCGGCGAGACAGGCGGGGGTTATTGCTCATGCTTGAACTCTTGGACGAGCAACGCAAGGTACTCGCTGAAGAAGTCATGGCCCTCGACGTGGAGGAGGCAAAGAGGCTTAATGCCAGGTAAAACCTGGGTAGCGGCTGACCACCATTTTGGTCATGCCAATATTCTCACCTTCAAGCGAGCCGATGGGTCACCACTACGGCCCTTCAGCTCGATTGAAGAACACGATGAAACTATTGTCGCTAATCATAACGCCGTAGTTCACCCCAACGATAGGGTGTATATCCTTGGTGATCTTGCCATGCACCGGCGTAACGTTCATACCGTGAGCCGCTTGAACGGTCGTCTCGTTCTTGTCAAGGGTAATCATGACATCTTCAAGATCAATGATTACCTGAAATACTTCGACGACATCAGGGCTTACGTGGTCCAGAAGGATCAGGATGGCAACAAGGTAATCCTGAGTCACATCCCTATTCACCCTGAATCTCTTGGTAGGTTCGGTACAAATATCCACGGACATCTTCATTACCAAAAAGTGATGGTGAGACAGGATGATTTCAGTCTTCATGAAGATTACCCTGATCCTAGGTACATCTGTGTAAGCTTGGAGCATACGAATTATAGCCCAATCGAAATTCATCAGGCACTTAAGTTGCGAAAGATGCGGTAGCTCAGACGCTAATGGCCTATACTCTGACGGCCATACCCATTGCTTTGCCTGTGGTACGACAATCTATCCAGAGACTAGGAGACAAAAAATCGGAGCTGAACTAACCCCCCTTAAGAAAAATTACGTGGCCCTTGAGGACAGAAAAATCTCAAAGGCCACCGCTGAGAAGTTTGGAGTATGGCGAGAAGGCGACACCACCTACTTTCCGTACTTCAATGATGGAAAGCACCTAGCCAATAAAGTTAGGCTACCGGACAAAGAGTTCTATGCTGAGGGCGACCTCAAGCACTCAGGGCTTTTTGGTTCCCAACTATTTCCCGCCGGGTCCGCTAAGTTTATCACTCTCGTTGAGGGTGAGTACGACGCTATGGCTGCCTTTGAACTCACTGGTTCGAGGTGGCCTTGTGTGTCTGTCAGGAACGGCGCGGAGGGTGCAACAAGAGACGTTGCTGATAACTTTGAATATCTGAATTCTTTCCCCGTCATCGTTATCGTTTTTGATAGGGACGAACCTAAGGTCAATCCTAAGACTGGCCAGATCAGGTACCCCGGTCAAGAGGCTGCTATCGCTGTGGCCGGTATGTTCCCCATTGGCAAGGTCAAAGTCCTTACCCTAAAGGAAGCCAAGGACGCCAACGAGTACCTTAAGATGGGGCTTAGGGAACAGTTCAACCGTGAATGGTGGGCTGCCCCTGTGTTTACACCCACCGGGCTCAAGCTCGGTAAGGATATGTGGGAAGACGTCTCAGAGCCTAAGAACTATGAGACTGTCTCCTATCCTTGGGGTGGAATGAACTATCACACCTACGGCATCAGGCTCAGTGAGTTTGTGACTATTACCGCTCCACCGGGGATTGGTAAGACCTCAGTGCTCAAGGAGGTGGTTTACCATATCCGCAAGGAGAAACCTGATTCGGGTGTAGGCTTGATGTTTCTTGAGGAGCCTAACTCTGACACGGCCCTTGGGCTGATGTCCATTGAGGCTAACATTCCCTTGCACCTTCCTGATGTTAGGAAAATGGTGCCGAAGGAAGACCTCAGGAAATACTTTGACGATGTTATCAACACCGACAAGTTGGTGATTTACGACCACTTCGGGTCCAATGACATCCACGAAATCCTGAACAAGGTCAGACACATGCACAACCTGGGGTGCAAGTACATCATACTTGACCATCTTAGTATCATTGTGTCCGATCAATCTGGTGATGAGCGAAAGCAGTTGGATGAAATCAGCACCAAGCTCAAGACTCTTTGCATGGAGCTGAACATTGCTGTGATTGCTGTGATCCACCAGAACAGGCAGGGCCAAATTCGTGGTACCGCTGGAGTCGAACAGCTCTCTAATATTGTGATCTCACTCTATCGAGACAAACTAAGTGAAGATGAGTGGCGTCGTAATGTCCTCAAGATCACGGTGGAAAAGAACCGGTTCTGTGGCAGAACGGGACCCGCTTGCTATCTTCACTACAATGAGAACACTGGGAGATTGGAGGAGCTAAATGAAGAACAAATCAAAATCTACAACGAAGGAGGAGCGCCCCAAGGCTTTTGGTAAATGGCGGTGTAGGGACTGTGGAACTGAGTTCCCTAAGGACCCTATTGCATGTGACTACTGTGGCTCCTTTGACGTAAAGTTTAAATGGTTTTGAAGTACCTTCCAGAACCCAAGGACTACCACAAGTACTGGTACATTGACGTTGAGGCTGACAGCCTATGGCCTAGTAAGCTGTGGGTCTTGTGCGCTTCTCGGATGGACCAACCTGACGTCCACAGCTTTGTGGGCGAGAAAGCCATTAGAGGATTCTTTGACGGCCTCAGAGGACAAGAAGTCTATTTCATCGGCCACAACGCTCTCTCGTATGATTGCGTACATACAGAGCGTTTGGCGGGAGGCTTCGCTAACGTTACTAACACTGTTGACACACTTGTTCTATCTTATCTTTATGATCCCAACCTTGTTGGTGGTCATTCTCTTCATGCTTGGGGTGATAGGTTTAATTTTCCTAAGCTGGACTATAACGATTTTTCTCAGTACACTCCAGAAATGGACAGATATTGCCAGCAAGACGTTAAACTCGGCAAGCGTGTCTTCAAGGCGTTGGTTCAAAGGATGCGTAAGCTTGGTATGTCAGAGCTTGCGTGCAAGATTGAGCATGAAATCAGGGTAGTTGTTGATGAACAGGAACGAGCTGGATGGTACTTTGACATTCCAGGAGCACAAGCTCTGGTCTCTCAGCTTCGATCTGAGCAGCATAGGCTCGAAGGTCCGATCAGGGCACTATTCCCTCCAAGACTTGAAGTATGCGGAACTTATAAGCGACGATATAAAAAGGACGGCAGCGACTATTCGTCGTATGTCAAGCACCTAACTGAGTACCCCGAGATCAGAGACAACGGGGACGGTACGTATTCCGTTCTAGATTGGACAGAGTTTAACATTGGGTCGCCCAAACAGAGGATACAAAGGCTACTTGAACTTGGATATCAACCAGTTAACTACACGGAAAAGGGCAGCCCTAAGGTTGATGAAGAGAGTCTTATCGCATACGCAGAAAGTTCAGGATATACCGAAGTACAAGCAATCGCCGACTGGTTGGTCCTCCAAGGCCGGTCGACGATGGTCGAAGGATGGTTGAATAACGTTAACTACGAAGACTCCAGAATGCACGGTAAGGTGCTCACCTGTGGGGCAAGAACCCGCAGAATGAGGCACATGAGCCCTAACACAGCTAACATTCCAAAGGCCAAGGACAGAGTTAAGTACGGCAAAGAGTGCCGGGGACTCTGGATGGCAACTCCAGGTAGGCTGGAAGTGGGTACCGATGCGTCTGGTCTTGAGCTGCGTATGTTTGCCCAATACCTCAACAACCCTGAGGCCACCAAGCTGTACACCGAAGGTGACCCCCATCTATTCAATACTAGACTGCTGGGTGAGCCTGATGAGTATAGAGACCTAGCCGCTAAGAACGTGATCTACGCCATGCTCTACGGGGCGATGGACACCAAGCTAGGTTACACCGCGAAGACCAGTATCACAGACCCCAAGGAAGCCAAGGCTCATGGGGCTTGGGTTAGGTCTAAGCTAGAAGTTGGTATTCCTGGCTTTCAGGAACTAACTGAACAGATTAAAACTGAATACAAGGTTAACAATGGTTTGATTAAGACCATTGACGGTGGCTTTGTAAGGTGCCCTGCCCCTCATGCTGCCATCAATTATAAACTACAATCGGCGGGTGCAATCACCATGAAGGTTGCCGGTATTCTTGCCCGTAATGAAATCAAGCGAAGGGGCCTTGACAGCTTCTTTGTTGGTAACATTCACGACGAGTTCCAATCGGATAGTGCTCCAGGGGACGCGGAGGAAGTTGGTAAAGTTTGTGTCCAAGCAATTACCACTGCTGGCGAGGAGCTTGGAATGCACGTTCCTTTGACCGGTGAATACAAGATTGGTCAGAACTGGGCTCAGACGCACTAACACTTAAGGGTATATTTACCACCGCCTTAATAGGATTATAACATGAAAATATTCTTTGTCAAGCCTTGGGCTTTTGAGAAAGCAAAGCTAATGAAATACATCATCTATCGTATCGGCCCCCTTCGGATCATTAAGTCGTACCGTTAATAAAGTAGAAATAAGTGTTGACTTAACCCGAGTATGGGGTATAATACTAATATTAGGAAAGCAAAAGCGCGTGTCTCTGGGCAGAGGTTATCTGGGGTTCGATTCCCCGGACACGCTCCAATCTAATCTACATCTAGGAGAATAAAACATATGCCGCTACTGCGTGGTAAAATCAAATGGGCCAAGGTTCTTGGTGAGCCCGTTTGGGGTTACGAGAATACGTTCAAGGAATGGACGTTTGACGTTGAAGTAGATAAGAAGACTATTGCTCAACTCGAAGAACAAGGACTCGGCCACAAGGTTAAGGACAAGGGCCAAGGCCCGTTCGTTACTTTTAGCCGCAAGGAACTCAAGGCTGACGGCACTCCGAACAAGCCAATCCGTATCGTGGACAACAAGGGCAAGCCTTGGGACCAAACCAAGAAGATTGGTAATGGCTCCGTTGTGAACGTCAGCTATGCCCTAAACGAGTATCGACCGGGTAAGCTCACTTGGAACGTTCTTGCCCTTCAAGTTTGGGAGCACGTCCCGTACGAAGGCAATAGTGAGTTCCCCATTAAGGAAGACGATGACAATGGTGGTGATGACGACTGGGCCAATGAGGCTGAAGACTAAGGGTGCCTAACCATCCGCTTGTAGATGACATCTACCGGGTAGTTAGTGAAGGTGCTGATGTCACTGACGAGCAAGTCGAGCAGTTCGGCAAGCAACTCAGTGGCATCATCGCCGACAGACTAAGAGAACGTAAAGGGGACCCCCGAGAGTTTACTCTTCGGATGTCGAACATTGGTAAAGGTCCTCGCCAACTCTGGTATGAAAGTAGGTATGAACCTGACGAGACTTTCCCTCCGCACACGCTTGTTAAATTCATGTTCGGTGATGTCATTGAAGCCCTCGTGCTTTTCCTCGCAGGAGTGGCTGGCCATGATGTCACGAGTCAGCAAGCTGAAGTGGATGTCGGCGGTGTTAAAGGACATATCGACGCGGATATAGATGGTGTCACGGTGGACGTTAAATCAGCTTCCACCTACGCCTTCAAGAAGTTCGCTAACGGTACCCTAGCCGAAGACGACCCCTTCGGTTACATCGACCAACTCGCGGGTTACTGTAAAGCCAGAGGAACTGATGGCGCGTTCCTCGCGGTGGACAAACAAAACGGCCATATTACTTACCTTCAATTCGATAAGGAAGACCTCGAAGCAATTAACATCGAGGACCGGGTCGAATACATGAAGGAATTAATTACTAGTGACAAGGAACCTGAACGCTGTTACAGTGACGAACCTGACGGTATGTCTGGTAACTGAAAGCTGGGGACCAACTGCTCTTACTGCCCATTCAAGCGACGGTGTTGGGCTGACGCAAATGACGGCCTTGGCCTTCGTGTCTTTGCATATTCAAATGGACCTAGGTTCCTAACCAATGTGGCTAAAGAACCTAACGTTCCTGAGATCACATTCTAAAAGGAGTATTCATATTGAGCGACGATAATATTGTAAGCTTTGGTAGCATCCAGGGCGGTAGGCAAGAAGAAGAATTTCCGTCTAATCCCTACGTCATCACTGATATTGATGACAACTCGAT